TCATTCAACAGTGTCTTTTGATAGTCAGTAAATGCTTTTTCAACTTTTTCAACTTGGTTTTCTAACTTACCAAGTTCTTCTTTGTATTCATCTGTGACTCCTGTGTTTTCTTCAATCACAGCAGTATTATCTTCTATAACCTCACTATAATCTTCTACTTCTTTGCCTATTTCATCGTATTCTTGTTTTAGTTTTTCTAAATCTTCAGTTGCTTGTGCAATATTTTCCGACCAATCTCCTAAACCTAAGAAATCCATTGCCTGCATTGCTGCTCTTTTAACATAGAGCCATCCTTGTGCAACAAGATTTAAGGCTTTTTCCCAATCAACAAAAAGTGAAAGAATAGAAATAATTATACCAACAACACCTGCCAATTTTGCAACTTTATTAAGGTAGATAAATCCTGTTGCAACAATACCTAAACCTTTACCTAATTTTATAGCCGCAAGTTGTGTAGTAGTAAATGCTTTATCGACCATAATAATTTGCCCTGCGGCGTTGTAAGATGCAGCACCTGCTGTGGCAACTCTTTCTGCAACACCCATTAGTGCAACACTGGCTTTGATCAAACCTGTTCTAATTAGTGTTCCAAATGCCAATGTCAAACCAGCAACAGCAGGAATTACCAAATCAAATCTTGCTATTAAGTCTCCTATTGCACCAATAAAAGGTGTAATAATAGTAATGCCTCTTGAAAGAGCATTTATTAGTTCTGCAAGAGCAGGACCTAATTCTCTAAAGAAACGATCTCCTGCCAAATCCATTGCAATTCCAAAGTTGCTCATTGCAGTGCTAAGGTTATCCATTCTTGATTCTGTTGCACCACCAAATCTATCGTTGATTTCATTTGATAATGCTCTTAGGATCAGTTTTGCACCATCTGCACTTTTACCTAAGTCACTTAATTGTAATCTGTTCTTACCAAGAGTTTTTTGAAGCATATCAAAAACAGGAACACCTCTATCAGCAAGTCTGTTGAGATCTTCAAGACCCAAACCACCTGCTGTTGTTCTTGAAAACAAATCACTCATTGCTTCTAAGGCACCAATTTGATCAGTGGTGATAGCCGCAGTGTCTGTGAACATGGTCATTAGTTCATCCATGTTTTGTAGACCATAGTTTGTTGGATCAACACCGTTGGCTTTTAATTTGATATAGGCTTTTGTAAGATCTTGAACACTGAATTGTGTGCTTGTGGCAAAATCACTTATCTTTTCAAATGCTGTTGCACCTGCTGATACACTACCTTCAACAGCAGATAAAGAATCCCTTAGGTCTTCAAAGTCTGCCGCCACAGATACTACTTTACCGCCAGCAAATGCCGCCGCAATAGCCGCACCAACTTTTTTAGCAGTGCTCTCTAATTTTTTCATAGAGGCATTGCTTTTATTCACATTTTGTTCTAACTTACCAACACTTTTTTCTACATTATTGAGACTGGCGGTTGCTTTATCTACGAGTGTTAGTATTATTTGTGCGGTGTTTGCCACGGTTCATTGTCCTCTCAGTATCCTTCTTTTCCAACATATAGTATGCCGCCCAAAGTCTCCATTCTAAGGTTGTCATATCCAATATGTCTTCCAATGTGCGACCCAGTTCCTTAGCCAAAAACATGGTGAACCTAAGGTCAGGATCGCCTTTTAGTTTTTTTCCAGTTCCTCAAGTGCAGGCATATCCTCTGGAGTTGCACCATTGATTTGTGTAGCAACACGCAATACCACTTGGGGATCAATTTCATTCATAAACGATGCTTTATCATGTTTTGTGAATAAAGGATTTCCTTCTTCGTCTCTTGCTTTGTTGATTATGGTCATTACCAATGCTTCAACTGTCTTACCTGATTTGGTCAATTCAACAACTTCTGCTTCTGCTCTCAGTGTTTGAACTGGTCTATAATATATTTCGCAATCCCACTCAGGAACATGAAAACTTTTCATTGCACCTGAAATTTGTCTTTTGTAGTGGTTGGTTGCGTTTTGTAAAACACTCACCTTTGGTTTTTTTACTTCTTCCGTCATTTGGTTTTTCCTTTGTTTATAGTTGCTCGTAGGGCTTGTTTGACAAAACCTCGAGGAGCCTGTTTAGAATAACCACCTTCAAGTCTTTCAATGTAAGGAACTTTGTTCTCTACAATTCTATCCCTGCCTTGTGATCTCTTATTCCAGCCTCTTCTGGCTCGTCCTTTGTCAATAGGAGTGCGTTTTTTCACTTCAGTTTGATAGGTATTTTGCAAAAAGTCTAATTCCTTTTTAACCAAAGGTTCAAACTCTTTTACAATATTATCTGCACGAAATGTAATACGCACTCCTAAATCTCCTTAGATGGTTGATGTAGTGATAGCACCTGTTCCAGTAAATGAAACACTTGCTTCAGTTATACCATCGTATGATGCTGTCACTGAGTAAGAAGTGACAATTACATCACCTGCAAACTTAGTAGCAGTCACACTACCATCTGGGAACAATTCTACACTGACAGTATCGTCAGTTGCAGGATCTAATGCAGTTGACACGATTGTATCTTCTGAATCGTCATAAACGATATCCATTGAACCTGAATAGGATTGTAGTCCCTTTTTGTATGTTCTAACACCACTTGACCCCATAGAAGTATCTTCTACTGTGTCTCTTGTGATATCCATACTCCAAGATCTAACACTCGCCACCGCCGTGAGAGCATCAGAGCCGGATTTGATTTTAACTGATCCTGCGGATCCTTCATATCTCGCCATTACTCTTCTCCTTCGTTAGTTGTTGGCATAGAGGTGTCATCTAAACTATATGTCCAGTTGTCCTCATCTTCCTGAGGAGCATCCTCCTCTATGACATCAGCAGTGGCTTTGGCATTGCCAATCTTGCTGACTTTTTTCTTCACAGTGCCAACTTCTTGCCAACCCTGTGAAAGAAAATTGTGTAGATAACGGCTTTTGACTTCTTGAGTCATTCCGTCTTTCTCAATTGTTACTTTGCTCATTATGTTGTCCCCTTAGTGTAGAGGTATCTTACCTCAACGGTTATAGCCACCTCACCTAAGGGTGGCAATCTGTCGACCACTTCAATAAAAGTGACCTGTGTCTTCATGTCTTTGCGACTTGAATCTCTTGAACGATCTGTGTCTAATGTTTCTTCTATTCTTTCGATGATATCGTTCTTCTTTTTATCTAATTCGTTGCCTCTTACAAAGGCTCTAATAATATATGTGATTGTGCCCTGTCTTTTTATGCCCATGCTGTAGTCAGCACGAGTTTCATTGAATGTGTTAATCAATATTGCAGGGAATTGTGTGATTGCTAATTTTTCAACATCAAAAGGTTCTCGTGTCACAAGCACAGGTTTTGGATCTGCCATGTTCTTGAGAACATCAACTATGTTTTCTGCGAAATCGTTTCTTAAACTCATGTCTTACCTCTGCAATCGCAAGAAGTAAGCAGGTTCCTTTTCTACATCAGTGACTGTTCCATCATTGTCAATGTCATACTCAACACCATCTTGGATCACCATTGTAATCTCTTCATTAAACCTTTGTTTGTAGTAGTCCATTTTGACCTGGAACACATCAAGTTCAGGTTCAAATTTTGATAGTTGAGGATAGATGAAATATGCGAGAGCATAGTATACAGTTGCTCTTGTCATCTGACTTTCTGTTAGTAAAGCAGAATTCATTTCTGCATTTAGACCAATTACAGTGATGTCAAATTTACCAATCTGTTGTGTTGGCCACCAATGCACTCTAAGATATCTTTCAACGTCTGCTTGTGCTTTAGACAAAGCATCGTCAAAGTTGTGAATGCCATAGTTTTGGATGTCTGGTTCGTATTCTAAAACATCCGAGATAGTTGCAAAAGCCATCGGCTCTCCTCCAGTCCTACTAAAAGGTTTAACAAAGCAAGTCCTTCTTGCTTAATATATTTAGTCAAATAAAAAAAAGGGCCCTCGAAAGAGCCCTTTTTCTAAAGTTTGTTATTAGTCAATAACAGCATCTGTAGTGATTGCAACACCATGTAGGTCTTGTAGTTCACCAACAGCATATGTCATAGAACCAACAATTTCAGTTGCTCTTAGAGAAGCATCTCTTTGAGTTTCAATTGAAATGTCTTTCTTAACAGCATATGCAATCGCATCTGGATGCATCACAGCACCTACATATGCACCAGTGGAATCACCAGTTACAACAGCAGATTCGTATAAATCTACGCCTGCGATACGACCCACGAAGCCTTCTGCAAGAGCAGCATTACCAATGTCACTTAGTGCATGGTTGATTGCTGAAGCACCTGAGTTAGTTAATTGCTTCTTAAGGTTATACATTTGGTTTGGATGGAATACACCAACATATGGTCCCATTACTGAGTTTGCTCTTAGGTTAGCAACAGCCTGGAAGATCAAGTCAGCAGTTAATTCTGGCTGAGTTGCAGCACCAATAGTAGTTGAAAAACCACTGAATAGAGCAGCAATATCTTCGTCAACTTTCTTAGCAAGACTCTCACCAATGATACGACCAATGCTTGCAGCAGTGTCGTCATTAGCACTATCACGAGCAGTGTCAGTTAGTGTGACCAATGCCGCAATTTCGTCTGCGTCGAAAGTTTTTTCAGTTGCAGTAACAGCAACATTAGTTGCGTCTGTGCCTTCACCTGATACAAGTGAAGAAGTTGCAATAGTTGGGTAGATACCCACTTTTGCTTGTTTGCCTGGCTGTCCTGTAAGATTAAAGTTTCTTACTAAAGGACGCATGAAGCCTCTTTCCTGCATAGTGAATAGTGCAGCCTGCTGAACGTCACTAAACAGGGCGGCTAAAGTTGTTCCAGTTGTTTCGTTTGCCATGTTATTTCTCCTGTGTTATAGCAATTTAAGGATTTACATCCTTATACCTTTGGACTTCATCAACTCTTTGTAGATTTTTCTATCTTCCGCAGAGTTCATGTTTAAGGATGAAACATCTACTTTGCCAGGTGTTGAACCACTGGAGTTTGCGATATTGCTGGTAGTGCCTGAACCATTTGGACCTGCACTTATGAAATGTGGATTGGTCTGAAGAAAATCTTTAACCAAATCATCAACACCCATAGCAACACCTTTGTCAGTGTATCTAACATTGCCATTGTCGTCAAGCACTTCAACATCACCGGCATCGCCAAGTCTAATGTTGTTTTTCAGCAAACTCACAACCTGTTTAGGATTGATTGCTTTGCCTGCACTCGCCGCATTTAACAATGCACCGTCGACTTTGATAGAGGTCAATTCCTTTTGCAGTTGATTGATAACACCATCTTTCTTTTCAACAGTTGACTTAAGGATAGTTTCAAATTCTCCTCTTGCCTTTTGTTGTTCAAGACGTGCTTCTTCTTCTGCCGCAATCATTTCTCTATATTTGTTGACGTCAACGCCTTCAAATTGTTTAGAGATCTTTTTGCGTTCTCTATCTAATCTTTCCTTGACTATTCTGTCAAGTTCATCCTGGCTAAAAGCCTTTGTTTCTTCCTGGTTTTCTGCTATAAAGTCCTGATTATTTTCAGCAGTAGGCTCGCCAGTTGCCTGTTCTGTTTGAACTTGTTCTTCGTTCATTTGTATCCTCCTGTTATGGTAGAAGTCCCCCATTCCCTCGTAATTGAGTAAAACTTATACACCAATATTTATCTAAGATGCCTGTAAACCAACCAAAAACGGTGATCTAACGGCCTCCACGACGGCCACCTCTTTTGCCGCCTTTTTTCTTCTTTTTTTTCATAGCCATGTCACAGCCCTCCTTACATTCCCATTACTACGGCAATTAACTGTGCAAACACAGCCAATGTCACAGCACCAAGAAATCTTTTGATCATCAACATATCTTTTTCCATATGCTTTAAATGATTGTCTAATACCAAATCTATTTTTTGTTCTAAGAGTGATAACCTCTTGTCCAAATTTTCGTATTCTTTCATTAGTCTTCACTCCTGTAGATTGTATCTGCAATTTCACCTCTTCTTGCCCTCACAAGATGGTAGATGTTTAAC